CAGACCTTCACCCGGCAACAGCATGTAGTCCGGCCCCGTCGAAGCGGGGAAGACATTGACAGTAATCTTGGTGTTTCCGCTTGCCCCGCCATCTTTCAGCACAACAGAACCTGCGCTGCTAGCAGTAGGGATAATACGGATAGCCTTGACACGGACACGACCAATCGCATTCCCGGCTTGGTCAAGCACCTGACCATCAGCGGTCAGAGGCTGACTAGCAAGGACATCTGTTTGCATAGCCATGAGACTTTACTCCTGACTATTAAGCCGATGCAGGATTGAGCGAGCCGTCCGAGCCACGAACAATGTAAGCAACCGTCAACGTACCAGCCGAAAGCGCCGTGGCCGTGTAGCTCAGCACCGCATCCGTGGAACCGACATTGAGCATCGTGCCGACGTTCGCAGCCGTAACAGAAAGTGCATTCAAGCCAGCCGCCGTCGAAAGCGTGCCGATGATCGTGCCACCAACCGTCACGTCCGGGGTACCAACAGCACCCGTGGTGATGTAAGCCTGAACAGCGGTAATAGTAGCGCCAGCCGGGATCATGAGGGTGACAGCCGAGCCAGCAACCAAGGGAACCTGTTGGGCGACAATCGTCGCGCCCATGTTGCGAACCGTACCGGGGGTCGTGCCAGTGGTGTTCTTAACCGTACCAAGCAACCACGGGCCAAGATGTGAAGCAAATGCCATTTTAAAACTCCTTATGCACAAGTCGCCGTATCATTGGTGCATCATCCTCTAGGCAGGTTGATACGGCTGAATTTCCTAGTTACTGACTATATACACCTATTAAACCGAAAAGAAAAGGGGGGCCGAAGCCCCCCTCTCCAGACCTACGATCAGGTCGAGCCAGACGATCCGAAGATGCCCAGCGGGTCCGACCAGCCGAACGAGTAACGCTCGCGGCTCTTGTATCGGACGTTGCCCGTGTCGAAGTCCCCGTCCATGCTGTTCGCAAGCGGGGTACGGACGAAGTGCTTCATGCCGTTCGGAACGTCGGTCTTCAAGAACCAGCCGTTCGGATCAGTCAAGAAGTGGTTCACGGTATAGCCTTCCGGAATCGAACCCATCGCCTTGAGGGCGTTGATGTCGTTGTCCGCAGTCGCCACACGGAGTTCCGTGTCGAGCAAACGCTTGGCAACGAACATGAGCGCCGGGGGAACGATGAGCTTACGGGGCTTCGCCGCAATCAACAGACCGCGTTCGTCGGTCCAACCGGCAATCTGAATCACCGCCGCTTCAAGCGAGGTTTCGTTCAGGTCCGACTGGGTCGCAAACGTGTTGCTGTTGTAGCCGCCCGAGATCAACGGGTGGTACTGATTGCAGAGCGAAACGCCGTCACCGCCGTTATAGCCCGAGGCCGCAAACGCATTGTTCAACACGTTGGCACCCTTGACCTGCTTCGTGTACGCCATAGCGCGGGCGAGGGCTTTCGTATAACGCTTCGAGAGCGAGTCATACAGGTTGTCCTCAACCGCCTCTTCCGTCACGGAGAAGCCGAGAGCAATGGTCTCGTGGTTGTAACGGGCAGTCCAAGCTTCCTGCGCGTTGTCATAGGCAATCGCAGAGCCTTCGTTCTTCACCGGAGCGGCGGAGAAACCGGACAGCTTCGTTTCTTCTTCAAAGGAACGCTCGGAGGTCTCAGTCTCGTAGATCTCCTTGTGCTCCTCACCATACTGCTTGTATTCCAGACCGAACAAAGCGTTCAAGCCGGGGAGCAGTTCTTTGAGCAGTTGTGCGCGTGAAATAGCCATTTTTTACATGCTCCCTATTAGATACCAACCGTAGCATTATACGTGTGGTACATCGCGTTGAATTTCACGACGAACTCCACGTAGTTGCCCGATGAGTTTTGAGAAGCGGTAATCACGTCAACCACACGGAACGGCAGCGGGGTCGTCACGTTGTTGATGTAGATACCCATCTTGCTGTTACCGCTCGTAGCCGAACCCGTGTTGAGAACGAGTTCCGCGTTCGTGCCAATCGAGTTGGCACGCGAGACGTACGCCGGAAGAAGACCGCCCGCCGCATCGTTCGCCACGTTGCTCGTCACGTTCACAACCTGATACAGCGCGTTCGGATCGTCGCTCACGTAGGCAACAATGTCCGAAGCAGCAACGCCGCCCGGATAGTATTGCGCGAAGAGCTTCTGACCCGTCGACGGGTTGGTGTAAGAACAGCCAAGGAACACACCCACGACACCGGCAACCGGGGTCGAAGCCGCCGAAGCGCCTTGAACCTGAGCCTGAAGCGTGGTGATGATCAGAGTACCGTCGTTCTTGTACTGCACAACGTCACCGTTATAGATGGCCGTGCCGTAGCTAGAAGCGATGGGGATCTGACGGGTAGCGCCCGCAAACGGGAGACCGCCAATCAAATTGATCGGTTTCAGCCCGTAAGGAGCATTTACAGTCGGATATGCCATTGTAAACTCCTAAAATAAATTATTTAGACCCTTTACCAAACGACACGCCAGATCGCTTCTCGTTAAAGAGCGGCATGCGCGCATCATTGGTACGCATAAAGCTGTTGTCTACAGATTCAATCTGAGCCTGAGCCTGTTTAGCGTAATAATCCTCACGCTGCTTCATCAGATCCTCAGATGCCTTACAGAGCAACAACCCGCCAATCTCAATGTTGCCTTTAAAGCGACTATTGGGATCAGCCTGAAGCATCATTTCCGGATGGTCTTCGGCTTTCACCGGTTCCCATCCCTCTCTCAACTTCGCGGACGTATTAGTGGGATCTGCAGTACCCATCATGCTTGTCCGAATCCAGCGGAAGACGTAGCCCGGTTGCGGCTTCGGGGAAGGAAGCGTTTGCGGGGGAGTCCACGACTGTTTCCGTTGAGACACTTCGCGGTTTTCAAGTTCACGAGCCAATCTGTTATCAGCCATTGCCATTCTCCAGTTTCATAAGTTCACGTGCGTACTGCTCATTGCTTAGTCCTAGTTTTTTGGCTAGGGCAACTTGCGAGGATGTCAGACGAATCTGACGGGGTGACGTTGACCGTGTTGCTGGAGCGACGACCGTAGAGGCTTTACGCACAGGCTCCTTGTTTGCAGGTTCCTTGGGCGGCGTTTCGTCAGAGAAGTTCTCCGGGTAACGCTTCCTCATTGTCTCGTCAACCGTTCGGTAGTAGTCGTCAGAACGAGGATCTACACCAGACCGGACTAGTTTTTCGTGCAGGCCGAGCGCGAGGGCAGTCATCTCCTCGTCCACGCCGAACCAAGTATTGCGCTGCTTCCATGCCTCGGCTTTTGGGTCGAGTACCGGATTGGCAGACGCTTGCGGCGTCGTTACCTGTGGTTTGCTTTCTACACCATCCTCTTCTTTTTGTAAAGAGGGGCGAAAGCGTTCATAGTCACGGAGCTTTTGCTTAGCGTCCGTCAGCAACTCTTGAGCTTCAATGATTTTGTCAGTATCACCGCTCTCATAAGCCAACTTAAGTTTCTCTTTGGCCGTAGCCAAATCGTTGGTAGCCGCCTTCGTAACCTCCTGAACGTAGGCTTGTTCGCCACGCCCAAGTCGTTGTTTTAAAAGGCGATTTTCCTCCATTTGAGTCTGAGCAAACTTAAGGGCTTCTTCCCTTTCACGGGCAGCGGCTTCCTTAGCACGGCGTTCGTCGTGCCAGACTTTTTTCAGTTGTTTGAAGCGGTCTTTGACCTTGTCGTCGTAGTCTTCAAGTTCGTCTTTTTCCAGCTTTTCGACGATCTCTTTGGGCATCGGCTCAGCGTTGAGTCGATCCTGCGGCGGCATGTCATCAACAATCTCTATATCAAATTCCTTATCAGCCTCCGGCTTTTCAGCCGACTGCTCGTCGGGAAACTTAAACTCTTGTAGGTCAGCCATGATTTACTCCTTATGCGCGGCGGATTCCACGGGGGTCATCGACCACCGCTTCCACGTTGTCGTCATTGATGATCCGGAACTCTTTACCGTGAATAACCACGCGAGTACCGGTGTAAGGACGAGTCAAAACAAAATCGCCTTCCTTGCACCAAGCTCCGGTGGGAAAACGATCTTTATCCGCATAAGCGAGGTCACCCAACTTGATGACGAACAGAACAACAGTCGTCTGCTCTTCAACACGCTTGGTGTCGTCTGACTTAATAATCCCGCCTTCAAACTCTTCTTCTACATTAGGCACAGCGCACAAAATCCGATATCCCTTTGGGGCCGGGAGTTGTGACGCCTTCTTCACGGCTTCTTGCGTTGCCGCTACGTCGATATTACTCATCGTCTGTCTCCATACGTTTTGCAAGGTCTGATATCAAATTCTTTGCGGCATCCAAACCTTGAATAATCCCGCAAAGTCGGTGGTACTCTTCAAACGATTTAACGGTGCCCTGAGACAGAAAGGACGTTACGTTGCCTCGTTCTTCCTCAAGTTTTGAATTGAGGTAGTCCAGTGCTGAGTTATGAGCCATTTACTCCTACTTGCCCTTTTGGGGGCGGTTGCGCTGAAGATCAGCGGATTCTTTTGCCTTGGCAATGTCGATACCCATACGCACTCCTTCACGCTGCTGTTGGGCAGCAAGACCGGCTTTGTGCTTTTGGATATCAGCGCCCATTCGCGCCGCATCAAGCTGCGTTCTGCTAGCAACTTCCTGCTCACGGATACGCAGTTCGTCGGCTTTCGTAGCAGCCATGATCTGCAGTTCTTGCTGCTTGCGCTGCTGTTCGGCCTGTTTAACTTGGGCATCAACTTGGATCTGCTGGGCTTTGAGTTGCAGTTCCTGTTGACGAAGCTGAAGCTCCATTTGCTGCATTTGAATAACAGGATCTTGAGCCTGTTGTGCGGCCTGCTGGGCTTGGGCTTCTTGAACATCCTTCTGAAGCAGTTTGGCTGCGGCTTGAGCAGCAAGCTGAGAGACTTGAATCTCAACTTCTTCAGGCAGGTAAGTCTCGTCTTTCTCATCATCCGGCATCGGAGGCAGCGTAGTACCGAGTTGTTTCTCAATCTCTTTGCGGTACTGGAACGCTACGTGCTCCATCACATGCGCTGAGGCTGCAGCCATAATCTCCTGCGCCTTTGGGTTTTGCCCAATAATCTGCATGATCTTCGGATCTTGCATTGCTGCCATGTGAATCTGCAGGTGTGCCTCGTGATCTTGGTACATAAACGCTTTGACGGGTTTGCCCATCATGACATTCATGTTTTCACTTACAGGATCAACGGGCTTCATGTCCCCCTTATCCGGCACAATCTTGCTGGCATTTTTGACGCCAAGCGTTTCAATCATCTGACGGTGCAGGTATGGGAGGTCATAAATCTCTGGTGAAGTCTGGCTAAGCTGCAGCACGGCTTGGTACTGCACGACCTTTTGACTCATGGTCGATGCGTTAGGATCGCTGACCGGGATCACATCCACATCGTCGTAGTCGGACTTCTTAGCCTTCTTATCGCCAACTTCAGGCTCGTACGAATATTCATCCGGGGTGTTGTCGCGGATGATCTCAGCAAGGAGTTTGAACTCTTGCTTCATCGTGTAGTAGATGCGGGCCTGAACTGCCGACATCACCTTCAATACACGTTCAAGCACGGCGAGCGTCGTACCCACCGGAGCCTGCGAGGACATATCCGAGATCTTCAGATCCGACACCGCAGCGAAGCGGCGTCCATCCTCAACCACCTTGTCCATCAACTGCGAGAGAGTCTGGCTCGGTTCTTTGTACGGAAGCGGCAGGATGTTGTCGCGGATCGCACCACTCGGTACGTCTACGTCTCGGAACTCACCCGGAGCAATCGGGGTATCGTCGCCCTTAATTCGGAGTCCTCGTGATTTAAGGCCACCCGGTAGATTGCTAAGCGTTCCCGCGTCGATAAGCTGTCGAAGAAGTGACGTGGCAGCTTTGCTATGTCCGCCAATGAGGTGGATAAGTCCAAAGTAGTAGAAACCAAATCCGGGGATATAACCGTAATGGACGAAATGCTGTCGTTTGGTTTTGAGCTTGTCGTCTTCGTTCCAGTTGCGTCGGATTGCGAGAATTGTGCTTGTGCCTTTTTCAATCGTGACGACATACGGAAGGGCGATTCCTGTTTCATTATTGTCCTTGTCTACATCCGGGTAACCCGGCAAATCCAAATCAACGTGCATCTCAAGAAGCTGGAAGCGGTCGTCCATCGACGCCGAGAAGCCTTGGTCCTCTGCCTTCTGCTTCTCTACCTCGTCCATTGTGCGGATAGGGTCCCCGAGGTCCACATCCCGGTAGAACCCGGCATACTGAAGCTTCACAACTTCATTCTTGGTCTTGCGCATCCGGTGCGTAACACGCTCGGCCTGCTCAATGTTCGGTGCGCCATAGGGCACAACGATATCTTCGGCGGGGATATAAACAGCCGTCTGGCGGTTAAGCGACGGGTCAAAATAGACTTTCTTAAAGGCGTTGCCCGACAATGCCAAACTCAGCAACATGCGCTCATGCTCGGGCCGATAC